GAAGGTGATGTCGGTCACGGGTGGTGTCCCTCCTTGGTCCGGCAGCTCCGGATAGACGGCGTTGCCGCGGGCGCAGACCTTCCCCGCGTATTTCGGGTCGGTCGCCCAAGTCCCGGCGAGCTCAGCGACCGTCTCGGCCTGGGCGGTGTTGCCGTAGGCTTCGACGTAGGCGTCGTAGCGCGGATCGACGGCGCGGATCGACTGCCCCGTCACCCGGAACCAGAGCGACCCGGCGTCCGCTGGGCCCGTCGCGTAGACGAGAAGATGGGCAAGGTGCGATTGCGCCGACGCGGTGCCGTTCGGCCAGCGGTGGGATTGCTCGTTCTGGGCCGGATCGCCCGTGATCCCGATGCCCGCCGGGTTGAGGCGTTCGACCCACCAGTGCGAGGACCACGGGCGGCTCGCCATCGTCGTCTCGTGGACGCTCTGAGCGACGACGATGGACGCGTCGATGCCGAGGAGCGGTGCGAGGCGGTAGACCTCTTGCAGATAGGCGGTTACCTCGCCCAGACGCGCCGCGCCGTTCGAGGTCGCGTAGGCAATCGCCCTTGTCGCAGTCCCTCTCGTTGACGCGATAATTCGATCTGTCGTCCGCATCATGGTAAAATTGCTCCAACGAAAAGACCCCGGCGCGTGGTAGGCACCGAGGTCTTCCGCACCTCAGCGAAAGGACCGCTGCGATGCCCTCGAACGATAGCATCCCCCTCGGGTTGTGTCAGTGTGGGTGTGGTCGCACGACGACGCGGGCTAGTAAGACCAACGCGCGTCGCGGTGTTCGCAAAGGAGACCCGCTCAGGTTCTTCCCTGGACACGGATCGCGAACCGGTGGTCGGCCCTACTATGCAGTCGATGACGAAACCGGATGTTGGGTGTGGCAACGATCGGTCAGCGGCGAAGGTTACGCACGGATCACAATTGGCGGGAAGACCGTCAGCGCTCATCGCTGGTATTACGAACAACGATTTGGCTCCATCCCGGAAGGGTATGAACTCGATCACACCTGCCGCAATCGGGCATGCGTCAACCCCGACCATTTGGAGCCCGTGACCGGTGTCGAAAATATCCGGCGCGGTGACAGGACGCATCTGACCATGGACGACGCACGGGCCATCCGCGCACTTCGCGGCAAGGCGTTTCAGCGCGAACTCGCCGCGAGATTCGCGGTAGATCAGACGACGATTAGCCGCATTCAACTCAGGAAGGTTTGGCGAGAATAGCGCGGCGGTGCCGCGGGCGGCGCTGCGGATGCGGTCGCTCGTCTTCATCGTCATGGCTTCGTGTCTCCCGTCCCGAACGGCGGCGTCGCCGTCTGCGTTGCGCCGATCATCGTCACCACCGCCGCGCCCTCCCGGATGCAGACCGCGCCCGGTTGCGGCGTCCCGCACGTGGGCAACGGCACCTCGGCTGTGGCGCTTGGCCATGAGCAGACCGATCCGCGGAACAACGTCACTTGACAGTCGGGTAATTCGGTCGCAGTCGGGTGCGGCGTCACGACGGCGGTCGGCGTCGCCGTCTCGGTCGCCGCCATCGGCACCCCGGTCACGACCACGATCCGCGCGGCTGCGGCGGTGGCAGGGAGCGGCAGCGGGTCGGTCAGCGACGCGGCCACGCCCGCCACCAATGCCGAGGCCAGGGCCAGGGAGAAGACGATCGGCGGCAGGGGCGAGGGGCGATTCACGAGCACCAACCCCGCCGGCGCTCAATCCCGCTCCGCCGCTCCGGCCCCTGCCACGCCTCGCTGTACGCCGGCACATGGACCGCCATCCGTGGCCCCTTCCTCGCCCGGTTCATCTCCGCTGCGGTCCCGAGCGCGGTCCCGATCACCAGCACCCCGGATGAGGCGATGGCCGCCCGGTTGAGGATCGTCAGCCACGAGGGCATCGCGGACGCCCGGATCGCGTTGAGACAGGCGACCTCGTCCATCTCCCCCTGCCGCGGTCGGCACGCCGCCAGGTCGACGCCGCGGGCGAAGAGATAGGCAACGGCGAAGACGTAGCCGAGGACCGCGAAAAAGATGACGAGGGCGATGAACAGATCGCAGAGGGATCGTCCGAATCGCGTGAGACGGCGTCGCTCGGCAGCGCTCATGGCAGCATCCTCCGCAGCATCCAGGCAAAGACGGCCGTCAGGACGACGAAGACGAGGACGACGACCGCGAGGGTCGCCAGGTTCATGGTCCCGTCGCCGACCCAGTCCGCCCAAATCGAGGAAATCGCCAGCCCAAAGGTCGCCAGCGCCGCGAGCGGCGGAATCCATCGCTTGCTCATCACCGCCCCCGTTCGTCGTTCATCAGCGCTTCCTCCAGCCAGGTCACCGATCGCCGGGCGTCGGCGACGCGTTGCCGGACGTCGCGGAGGGTGTCGGTCTGGTCGACGACGGTCTGGATGCGGGCGCCGTCGCAGCGTCGAAGCCGGCACCAGAAGCGCCAGAACGCGTGAGCAAGCGGTCGATGTCGGCTTGGAGGTTCGCCACGTCCCGTCGCAGGAGGGTGATCTCCCCGTTGCGCAAGCGATCCGCTTCCTCCCACCGCGCCCGGTCCAGCTCGCAATCCAGCATCAGCGCGAAGCGACGAAACGCCCGTGGGCCGTAGCGGACCAGCGCGGTCAGCGTGGCGCCGAGCGCCGCCCAGGACCAGTGATCGACGATCCATCCGAACACCTCCACACCGAGGGACCTCCTTTCCGCTCGGGTCGTTGCGCCGCGCGGCGGCGCGGCCTCTTCTGATCCTTACGCGAGGCGAGTTGCCCGCACACGGATGACGGGATTACTGGCCGATACGGTCCCGGCGTCGCGCGGCTTGTAGTCCAGCGCCACCGTCACCGATCGGTTGCCTGCCACGTTCGTCTGCCGCCGGCTGACCGCCCACCGGCTCCAGATCGAGGCGTGGAGGTTCTGGGAATTGCGCGGCGTTGCGATGCCGTCGATCGACACCTGGAAGTCGGCCCGCAGCGCACCCGAGTGCAGCATCGCCAGGTCCGCGTCCGCAGTGATCTCCCACGTCCCCGGCCCGAGCGGGATCGAGATCGACAGCGCGTTGACGTAGGTCGTCGTGCTCGGGTTGGTCGCGACCGTGGCGCCGCTGGCCGACCCCTCGCGATCGACGATGCCCGGACCGTCGTCGGCTTTATGGACCGGCCCCCAGGCAACGTAGGACGGTGCGGCGTCGCGGTCACCGCGGCCCGGCAGCGCGATCCTGACGACGGCGTCGCCGGGTTGTGGAGGGAAGAGACCGGCCCAGGCGATCGGCTCGTCAATGACGGTGCCGTCACCCTCTCGGAGCGTCACCAGACCGGAGGCGTAGGCAGACACGTAGAGCAGCCGATTCGCGACTCGTTCGATCTGGCGGCGCGTCGCTTCCTCGCGTCTGAGCGCGTGGTCGCCGGGGCGGGGCAGCGGTGGGATGAGGACGAGGGCGCGGTCGGTCATCAGCTAGCCCTCCGGCATGAAGCGATGCAATTTGTTGCACCGCCATCGTTGGGCGCCTTGACCGGGCACGAACCCCAATTCGACCTCGTCAACCCTCCAATTCCCGCTCGCCACCGTCGATCCGTCGTCGCGCACGATCGCCAACTTGACGACATCCCGGACCTCAAATCGCGGGTCTGGGATCGTCGACACCGCCAACCGCGTCAAGACGCTCGCACCCTCTTCGAGGGTTTTGAGCGCCAGCGCTTCCGCCTCCGCACTCGTCTCCAGGTTGCTCGCCTCGATCGTCTTGCCGAGCGTGAGACCGAGGTTGACGGTACTGACGGGCGAATCGGCACGGGAGTTTGTTCGGGTGAGATAGATCGGATCCCCCGCGGCGTCGTTGCGGATCACCGTACAGCGATTGCAGAGGCGTTCCGGGTCGGTATCCAGGGTGATCGTCTCAACCACGTCCCCGTTCGCCGACGAAATGGTTCGCGCCGGCTCTTCCTTGCCAAGCGTCCGGTAGGGGCGCGAGGTCGGCACCCCCTGCCGGTCCATCGCGAGGGGGTAGTAACCGGCCCGGAAAAGGCGGTCGTTGATCGACGTCAGCCAGTCGGTCCCCGGATCGTAGGCGCGCCGTTTGGTGAACGTCCGCGAACTCGCCGGGATGTTGGTCCGATTGAAGCCGCGGGCGGCAAGGTCGGTCACGATGCTGCCGATGACGTTGGCCCCGGCCGCGTAGCTCGCGCCCGCGGACGTGTCCTGCTGCAACCGCCAGCACAGGTCGCGTCCCTCGATCCGCCCCATCGGCCGCACGTTGGTGTGCGTCTCCCCCGGCGGCATGACGATGAAGAGCCCGACTTGCTCGGTGATCGAGACAAACGCCCCCTCGTCCGGGTCCCACCATTCGACAGTCAGGAAGGGCGCCAGGTAGGAGAAGGCGGGGAAGGCGTCGGGGTCGGTCGTCTCCGCCGCGAAGGTCATCGGCACCTCAGCGTCGGCGTCGACCTTGACGGACCCAGAGAGTATGAGTGCGCTTACGTCCTCGCCAATGCCGCCGTTGAGGTCGGAGCGGTAGCAGCGGGGGCGGAGGGTGTAGGCGGCGAAATTAGGCATGAGCGTCGCCTATACTTCGCATCGGAGGTGTTTCGTGCTCGACCTTGGCCCATCCACGCCGCTCGTGGAACGCATCATGTCCGCAACCCAACTCCCGGCCGGAACCGAAGGCGTTGCGTTCAACGAACGCACAACCAGTTACATTCGATGGTCGCGGGATCGCCCGGACGTCATTGTCTTCACCCCGAATCTGAGCATCCAATTTCTTCCGGACCCGAGAGGTGGCCCGCCGTTTGTCTTTGCCATTACCCTCAATCGCTCCGGCCGAAGCATCTTGGCATTTGATCCGTCCGAGCCAAAGGATTCGGAACGAGAGGTCTGTCGGCGCATCGACGACGCGACCGATGGGCTCGTGACCTACGGTCTGCGCGCGACCGACAGCTACGATGTGCTTGCGTGGTTGCACGCCTAGCATCACTCGTCCCCCTCGGTGACGCTCTCGTCCCACGCTAATTCCCGGAACCGAATCCGCAGCCGTCGCGGCGCCCCGCCCGGTGTGTCGAGTTCCACCGGCGGCTCCGCGAACTGCCCAAAGTAGCTATTGCCGCGCCCGTCCCGGTAGTGGAGCGGATGCCTGCTCCGCGCCATCGCCTGCGCGCGGCGCATGATCGCGGAGGCGGCCTGCGGCGTTTCGGCGACCACCGAGTACTCCACGTCGATCTCGATGTAGTTCGTTTCACCCTGGAGATGGATTGGCTTGGCCTGGTTCCACGGCATTAAGACGACGGTATCGTCCTTCGGGGTGATCGTCCGCTCTTTGCGCGCCGCGAGCACAATCCGCACGCTCGGGTCCGTGACATCGGTGATGATGGTGGCATCGAACTCCACCCGAAGCGTCTGCGCGTTCGAGGGCGATCCCAACAGGCTGACGCCGTTGAAGAGGATGTATTGGCGCAGCTTGTAGAGGTATTCGACCCCCGGTCGTGCCGCGTGGTCGTCGTAGTGGGTCGTCGTCACCGTGCGGATATACGGCAGGCGCACGACCTCGTTCGGCAAGTTCGGGTCCGCGGCGAGCGCGTCCGCGGTTGGCTGCCGGGTCAGGCGGTAATACTGAAACGCCCCCGCCCCCGCATCGGACAGCGGGTAGGTCGACTGCGGCCACGACAGCCGGACGAACGACGGCACCACATCCCCCGGCGCCATCGCCAAATCGGCGGAGAGATCGAGCGCCGGCGGGTTCGGGAAGTCCACCGTTACCGTGACCGAATCGCTGCCGGAGATGGCGAGGGCGTCGGTGGCGGTGATGATGATGGTGATCTCGTCGCCCTCGTGGAGCACTTCGCCCGTCGAGAGCGTCGCCGATTGCGTCGTCTGCGTCACCGTGGTGGCAAACGTGTTGTCGTGGATCGTGATGCCGTCGCGGACATACTGGACACGGCGACTCACCTGGGACGAACCGGACACGTCCCAGTCGATGAACGGCGTTCCGGTGTCGATCGTGCCCCCGTCTGTCGGCGCGACGATGGTGACCTGGGGACCGTTCGCGTAGGTGAAGGTCCGCTCCGCGCTCTTGGCCGCGCTCGCCTCAACTGTGGTGCCGCCCGAATAGACCGTGCCGTCAAAGGCGTAGGCATCCCACTTCCAGGTCCCGAACGTCGGGATGTCGGTCGAGGTGGTCTGGTACTCGAACTTGCCGGTGCTCGCGTTGTAGGCGCCGGTGCGGGTGAAGAGGACGGTGCCCGATGAGTTCTTGATCCGAAATTTCACCACGAGGGTGGCGGTCGAATCGTCGGGATCGGAGACGGTGACCGCCAGTTCCGGGCGCGACGTGCGGACGGCGTTGTTCGCTGGCGTGTAGGGACTCGGCACCGTTGGCGCGGCGTCGATCGAGAAGGACCGCAGCTCGGACCAACTCCCCCAATTGCCGGCGGTGTCGCGGCCCCGCATCCGCCATTTCGCGTCGGTCCCCCAATCGAGGGCGGCGAACCCGGTCTGCGCCCAGGTCACGGAGGAGACGGCGTTCGCCGCCACCGTCTTGGCGATGGCGGAGCTGTTGCGGAGGACGGTGCCGGTGTCGGCGTCGAGGATATGGATCTCGACGGCGTTGGTCGAAAGCCCACCGGAGTGCCGCCACGTCGCCGCGAACGGGGACGGCGATTGCGTCGTCTGCTTGCCGGTCGGCGTCGTCTCGGTGTCCATCGACCCGGCGCCGATCTGGAAGTAGCGGTAACTGCTCCAGGCGGACCCGGCATCGAACTGATCGTAGACCTTCGCTCGGACCCGGTAGACGACACCGGCGGCGAGGGTCGTCGCCGTCGCCGGATACGACCGCGAGAACGCGCGGTCGTCTTGCTCGTCGGTCGTCGCCGTGACCGCGTTGGAGTCGTAGACGAGCGCGCCGGTGTCGTGGCGATAGACCTGATACTGAAACCGTTTGAGTTTGTCGGCCTCGCCGATCGCGAACTGGACAACCTGTTCGTTGTCGTCGACGAAGGTCCCGACGATCGTCGGGGTGAAGGTCGCGATCTGGGACGGACTGGCGCTGCTCGTCGAGGAGAGCCCCGCCACGGTGACGGCCGGGGCATCGGGCGGGACGTTGGCCTCCGTATCCAGCCAAACCGCGAGCCACCCCTCGTAGCTGCTCGCCGTCCAGCCGTCCGCCGGGGGCAGACTCGACCGGGAGCGGTAGTAGAAGAGGTTGTTGGCGTCCGCGGGTTGCGCCGCGTCGCCCGCTTCCCGCATGCCGAACCGGATGCGGGCGTCGATCGCCTCGAACCCAACGGCGTAGCGACGGCCGTCGAACATCCGCAGCGCCGCCTGCAGGTCCTTGGTCGTGATCGCCCCGTCCGCCCCGCCCGTCATCGGGGTCGTGACCGCGAACTCGTCGGTCAGGACGACGATCTCGTCGGGGTTGCCGGACTCGGCGAGCTGCACGCCGCCCTGGACGGTCGGGGTGGCGGACCCGTGCTTGCCCATGTGGGCGTTCCACCGGTAGGCCCACTGGTCGCCGGCGACCTCACCGAAGACGGTGAAAACCTGGTTGGTGCTGTGCGGCGTCGATTCGTTGCCGGTGCTGCCGGCGGCCGGCGAGGAGGAGGAACCGCGCGCATACCCGTAGATCGGCATCGTCTATGCCCTCCCCTCGTGTAGAATCCCGCCCGCACGAAAGGAGAGGAGACGATGCGTCGAATGCTCGTGGTGATCGTGGTCGGCCTCATCGTTGCCATTGCCGCATGGACGCAAACACCGTCGGCCGCGCCCATCACACAAGGCGCTTCCCCTGTCGCTTCTCCGATGGCTCCCCCACGTCCAGAATCGATCGCCAGTAGCTTGATCGCCGGACTGCACTCTGCCGCGTACCTGCCCGAACCGACGGGCTTGGGTGACGGATGGCGACTGGAGCGGGTCGGAGTTCCCGGCGCCGACCCGGAAGTGTTCGTCGACTCGGCGAATGCCTTCTATACCGGTCCCCAGGGCGGGCGCATCGAGGTATTCGCCTACGTAACCAAGTCCGATCGCACGTCGGTTCAACAATCTTGGGAGGGGGCTTCTGCCGTATTCGAAAACCTTGCCTATAAGACCCAATATCGTCAGAGAAACGACCAAGCTGTTCCCGCTGAATGCGACAACGGAAAGAGTTCCGAGGGGACCGATCTCCTGTTCCAGGTCTCTGTTGGCATAACGATGTGTTCCGTTGGTGCCGACGCCATCGTGCTGGCCGTCGTATCTGGGGAATACAACGGGCAAACCGGAGCAGACGCGTCGGGAGCGGTTGTTGCCCTGAGTCTGAATCTCGACTCGTAGAATCGGAAGACAGAAGGAGTTTGTAGTTCGCGGGGCCATCACGAGTACCTCGCTCCGTCGCTGATCCACTCGTGCGCTTCTCGCCCCTGCCGGGACTCCCGCATGACCCGAACGAGGTCGCCTTCCGACAACGCGTAGTTGTGGTGGTTGACGATGACCGTGGTACCTCGACTGGGCGCCGTAGCGAGGTGCGCACCGTTCGGGGAGAACGCCGCACTCACGCCCGGGGTGAGCGCCCGGTTTACCCGCGCCATGGCCGTCTCGGTCGTCGCACCCATGCCGGCGAGGCTCCGCCGTAGCCCATCCGCGATGTAGTCCCACGAGATCGGCTTCGAGAGCGGTCCCTTCTTCGCCGGAGAACTCGGCAGCAGATCCCGAATCTGCTGCGCCGCCGCCGCCGCATGCTCCACTGCCCGATCCAGAGCGCTCGTGTCCATCGTCAGGCGGGAAGAGAACACCGCCCCGTCCCACTGATTCCCCAGCGAAAAGGCAAGGCTGACCGCGTCGCGGACGCCCCGGGTATCCGCCGTGAAATCGGCCGAGAACGACGCCGAATCCCATTGGGTGCCGATCTGGCGCGAGAGGTTTCCCGCGTCTTTCACCGCCTGGGGGTCGGCAAGCAAGTCGGCCGTAAACCTCGCGGCCTCCCACTCCTTGCCGAGCGACATCACAAAGGCAGCCGCCTCGGCGACGGCCGTGGTATCGGCGGCGAATGTGGCGGTGGAATCTTCGGCGCGGCGCGGGATCTTGGGGATGCGCCTCAGGGGCATCACCTGGCTGCCGCCCGCGCCGACCGCGCCCGATCCGAGGGCAGCCGTCCCGCTTGGTTCGCTGCCGATGATCGCGTCGACGATCGTCTGAATGAAGCCGCTGGGGATGGCGGCCGTGACGGCGCCCTTGATGCCGTTCCAAATCGCCGTCCCCACTGAGGAAAAGTCGGCGCCCGTGAACCCTGATGCGACCGCGCTGACGGCCTGTTTGGCGATCGTAAGCCCTTCGCTCAAAAAATCGCCCGCATCGATCGCAGCGCCAATCGCCGTCGCGATCCCGTTGAGGATCCCTTGCCCGAGCCCCTCCACCTTCGTCATCGCCAGCGCGATCCCACCGGCGATCGCCGTTGCTACGTCGTCGAACTTCACGTCCTCGCCGAAGACGATGCCGGTCACGGCGCCGGCGATGAAGAGCCCGATGGCCGCCGCGACCTTCGCCGTCCCCTCGGCTCCCGCCTTCAGTACCCCAACCGCCCCGTCCGCGATCTTTTTGGGCAACCCCGACCAATCGACCTCCGTCAGATTGATCGAGGTGACGGCGGTCTTGATGCCAGTGACGAGTCCGGCCGCCACATCGGCCGCGAACACCGTTCCTTTCGCGAGGGCGTCGTGGATCGCGGAGCCGACCGCAGTGCCTGCGTTGAACACATCCTCAGCCGTGATGTTCCAGTCCGCAATTCCGGCGATCGTGGCCTTCACGGCGGTCACGATGCCCGCCCCGAAGTCGGTCGCCCGCCCGATCGCCCCGACGACGCCATCCTTGATGGCGGTCGCGACGCGCGTGAACTCCACATCGCCCGAGAGCAAGACGATCGCTTTGACGAACACCGTTCCGACGTCGACGACCTCGGTGAGCCCCGCCGAGAGTTTGGGCTTCAGCCAAGCCGCCCCGTCCGTCGCCAACGCATGAAGGTCGTTTGCCGCGTCGTCCGCAAACCCGACCACGGCGGCCACCGATACCGCCCCCAAGGCAACGACCGCCGTCAGCCCGGAGTCGAGTTTGGTCTTCAGCCACGCCGCGCCGTCGTTGGCGAGCGACCAGAGATCGTTCGCGGCATCCTGCGCGAAGGCGATTCCCGCGGAGATCGTGACCGTGCCGAGATCGGCCGTGTTATCCCAAGCCCACCCCGCCGCCGCCTTCAGCCCCGCCCAGACATCGGACGCCACGTCTTTGAGCCAGCCCGTGACGGTCGGCACGATCGTCGAGAGCGTCCAATCGCCAAGATCGACCAGCCCGCTCCACGCCCATCCGGCGGCAGCCTTGAGTCCCGCCCACGCGTCCGCCGCGGTGTCCTTGAGCCACCCGGTCACCAACGGCGCGACCGTGTCGAGCGTCCAATCTCCGAGCGCGGCGGTGCCCGCGAAGGCCCACCCCGCCGCCGCTTTCACGCCGGCCCAGGCATCGCCCGCGGTGTCTTTGAGCCACCCTGTGACGGTCGGCTCCAGCACGTTGAGTATCCAGTTCGTGATCGAGAACGGCTCCCACATCTCGGTGCCGTCGCCACGCGACGAGGCGCCGCCGAACAGCCGCTCCTTCAGCCACGCCCAGGCATCCTCCGCCCACACGAAGACCCGCGGCGCCCCCACCGTCAGCGCCCACCCCGTCACCTCGCCAACGAGATCGAAGAACCCCGGTATCCCGTCCGTCTTCAGCCAGTCCCAGAGATCGGACGCCCACGCCGAGACCACCGGCGGTCCCACCCGCAACGCCCACCCGACCAGATCGCCACCGACATCGAGCAAGGTGCGCAGCGGCGCTAATGCCGCATCGACCGCCCCCGCGAAGTCGCCCCGCAGCAGCGCCGCCAGCGTGCGGAACGGCGCCGCCAGCGTCGACCCCACCAGTCGCGCCAGCCCCGACACGACCACCGCGATCTCGGTCATGTGGGCGCCGAGGAAGGCGAGCGCCGCCGTCGTGCCGGTGATCGCGGCCAACAGGATCGGGCCGAGCGCGGGGATCAACTCACGCCGCAGGAATTGGGTAAAATCGGTCACGCCCCGGACGAGCAGATTGAGCATCCCCTGGAGTGAGAGCCACTTCCCCAGGTCAAATCTCGTTGCCTGCTCGACTGCCGCTCCGAACCCCTTGAACGCCCGCCCCAACCGGACGATCGACGTCGTCAACTGGCGCCCGAGGTCCTTGCCGAACAGGCGCCCCAACCGTTTCGACAGTTCCGCCATTGCCGCGATGTCCTGGGGGTTGCGCATGATGTCGAAGAAGAGCGCCGCCGCCTGAGTGACGTCGCGGTAGGTGTTACGCAGTTGCCGCAGCGGCTTCGCCAGTTGGACTAAGGCGGTTTGGACGGCACGCACCTGCTCGAAGTTGAGCCCAAAGACCTTGGAGAGCGAGGTCACTGCCGCCTGGATCGCCTGAGATTGGGAGGTAAACTTGCCGCCCGCTTGAAACTTGGTGCCGAAGAGGGCGGCGATTACGTCGCGGATGGGGCCGGCGGCGGCGACAATCTTCCCGAATGTGGTCTGCACCGAATTGGCAACGCTGCTCACTGCATCCCGGAAGCCGAACAGGTTGACCTTGTAGGCGACTCCGAGGGCGGCCAGGGCGCCGACGATAAGGGCGACCGGGCCGGAGATCCCGAGCAGGAACGGCAGCATCGCCTTGAACGCCTGCACCGCCGCAATCACTTGTGGCGCGAGCAGGATGAAACCGCCCGCGAGCGTCGCGATCACGCCCGCCGCCGCTCCACCGAAGGCCGCGATCTTCTGGAGCGGTTCGGGCAGCTCGAGCAAGGCGTTGACGGCAGCGGTGGCGGCGTCGACGATCGTACGCAGCGGCGGCAGCAGCGCGGAGCCGATGACGATCGCGAGGGTTTCAACCGACCCTTTGAGTTGCTCCAGGCTGCCCTTGAAGTTGTCGAGGCGCGTCGCGGCGGCGCGCTGGGCAGCCCCGGCATCGTCGACTGCCTCCCGGTACTCCTGAACCCCCTTCGTCCCTTCTTTGTAGAGGATGTTGGCAGCACGCACGGCATCGGAGCCAAAAAGCACGGCGAGGGCGGTATTGCGCTCCTCTTCGGTCAGTCCGGCGAGGCGGTCCCGCAACTGTCCGGCGACGCCATCGAGCCCAATGAACTGTCCCTGGGCGTCGAAGAACGACAGCCCCAATTGATCCATGAGATCGGCTTGCTTCGCCGTGGGATCGAGCATCGAGAGCAGGGCCGTCTTCAGCGAGGTCCCCGCGTCGCTCCCTCTGAGCCCATTATCGGCAAACAGCGCCAGCGCCCCGGCGGTGTCCTCGATGGTGAGGCCGAACGACGCCGCCACCGCCCCCGCTTGCGCCATGCCTGCCGCAAGGTCGGTCACGTCGCTCGCGCTCTTGTTCGCTGCGGCGGCGAAGACATCGGCGACGTGGACGGCCTGGTCGCCCGAAAGGTTGAAGATGTTGAGGGCGTTGGACATCACCATCGCGGCTTGCGGCACCGCGACGCCGGCGGCAGCGGCGAGGGCCACCGCGCCGTCCGCTGCACCCCGGAGAATGTCCTCGGTGGAAACACCCGCCTTCCCGAGCTCTTCGATCGCCTGGGCAGCGTCGCTCGCGCTAAATGAGGTCGACTTGCCGAGGTCGAGCGCCTTTTGCCGTAGCGCCTCAAACTCCGCCCCGGTTGCGTTGGTGACGGCGGCGACCGCCGACATCTGCTCTTCAAAGTTCGCCGCCGTGTTGACGGCAAGGCCGAGCCCGCCGAGGACGGCCACGCCGAACCCGGTCATGACTCGCCCGGTTCCCTGGAGTTTGTCGAATGCGGATGTGGAGGACTTGCCGAAGGCGTTGAGGGATCGCTGGACGTGGTCGATGTTCGCGATGGCTTTCGCCACCTCGATCTCGATCGAACCATGGGCCGAGCCCAGATCGACGCCGCCCGCGCTCACGGCTCGTCGTCCGCGTCGGCCCAGTCGCCCGCGAGTAGGTCGAGCGCCAGCGTCTCGGCATTGGTCGTCCCAAACTGCTCGGCGATCTGGGCCATCTCGGCGTCCTCATCGGTCAGCGCCAATACGTCGGCGAGCGTCCGGTACTTGGGGACCGACTGCTTGGGTTTGGCGTTCCTGGACGGCGTCGGCGCGTCGACGAGATCCGTCTCGTTCGCCCGGTGGTCAGCCCATCGCTTCAGGTCGCGGACGGCGAAGTCGAAGTCGAGACGGACATCAAGAGGCCACCCGGCCTCGCTTAGTTCCAGACACTCCGATGGCCGCCTCCCCGACGACTCCGCCAGGTCCGCCAACTTCCACATCTGGAGCCGGTTCGTCAGCAACGGCGCGAAAGAGCGCCGCCGCGGCCTCGTTGTTCGTCTCGCTCCAGAGGAAGAACTGCTGACGGTCGTAGGCATCGAGGTCGGTCACGAGGACCTGGCCGTCGTCGGTGCGCTCCATCTCCGAGAAGATCAGTCGCGGCTTGACGAACCCGGCCACGCAGTAGGCGTTGCAGATCTCTTCGTTGGCCTTGCTGTTGCGCTGCCACTGCGCCAGTGCCACCGACCCGTCTGAGCGCATCGCGCTCGGCTGGTCGCCGACCTTGGCGAGCGCATTGAGGACGCGCTGCTGCTGGTGCTGAGGCAGTGTTCCGATCGCGACCCGATCGGCGCTCGTGATGCGCCGGACGAGTGCCTTGCCACCCGTGCGCGGCAGGCGGAACCAAAAGCCCTGTCCGGCCTTGGTTCGCGCTGACCGAGCCCGTTCGGGCGTCAGTAGATCGCCTTGATCGTCGGCGCCGACCTCATCAACAAACTCGACCGGGATCGGCACCGGCCCCGAAAATGTCTGATTGTCCACAACTGCACCTCCCGCGCCTGTCCGCGCCTCTGTGCCTATCCCGCCGCGCCTACGGTCAGGCGGCGGCGGCGTAGGTCCGAAACTGGTACAATTGCGGCGTCAGTTTCCTGCTGACTTGCCGCATTCGTCCCGGAGAAATCGGCCAATGGAGACGACGTGCCCCCAATGCCAGCGAGTTTTTGCGCTTCGCCCCTGCGACGTACGGAAGGGCAAGCGATTCTGTTCGCGTGCGTGCTACGACAAAAGCCGCGACGCTCAACCGAAGGCGGATAGGCAGTGCGTCTGTCGGCAATGCGGTGAGACGTTCCATCCGCATCCGAGCAGCCCCGGCATCTACTGCTCGTACAGGTGCCGCGCCGCGTTTCAGAAGGGCGAGCACCACAACCGCTACCAGGGCGGTCAGGTGACGTTGACGTGCGAGCAATGCGGCAGGGAGTTCTCGGTCTATCCCAGCCGCACGCGGCGAAAGAGTCCGGCGAAGTTGTGCTCGAAGGCGTGCACCGCGCTCTACCAGCGCGGCCCGAACGCTCCAGGGTGGAAGGGCGGACGGTTTCTTGATCCGCAGGGATACGTCGTGGTCTACGCCCCGAACCATCCCCGTGCCTTCAACAACCACGTCTACGAACACATCCTCGTCGCTGAGGCGACACTTGGCCGGTCTCTGATGCCCGGAGAGGAGGTCCATCACGACGACGAAGTCAGGGACAACAACGACCCATCCAACCTCATCGTGCTGACCACGTCTGAGCATCAGAAACTCCATCGCGCCAGAGAGAAGCAGAAACGACTTATTCAGTCGAATACTGCTACGTAAACGGCTTATGCAGCCGCAGCATACGTCTCCTGTTGCACCCTTGAGAGGAGCACACCCGAGATCGCCACGCCCTCGAAGTCGAGGCTCGGCTCGTCCCAGGCGTCGCCCGAGAGTTCTTCGGCGGGACCGCTCGTCACGAGCAGCTTCTTGAGGTTGACCTGGTAGCCCTCGCCGGAGACCGCCCGGTTGAACGTCGTCGCCGTCGCCTGAAAGTAGGTCGAGCCCGCCGACGCGCTTTCGTCGAGGGTGTTGAGTTCGGTCGTCCCCGTCCCGGACGGCACCACCGACCCGCCGACCATCACGGCGAGGGCCGCCAGCGGCACCGAGCCGATCGTGATCGATCCCGTCAGCCGCTTGGGGAGGCGGACGATCGCGATCGTCGTGTTGTCGCCGGTCTGCTCGTCGGAGTCGGACTCGACATCCCAACTGATCGACTTGGAGCCGTAGACGTCGACGTTGCTGCCCGGCGTGTCGCCGGTCAGCAGCGCGACCTTGAGGTCTTCGAGTCCGCGGGGGACCACTTGCGTCGTCAGGGCCATCTCAGCCTCCGTTCTGGTCTGCTACGGCCGGTCCCTCCGGCCCCGCCTCCGCGATCGATTCGGGCACCTCGCGCCCGGTCGTCATGTCGAACACGTGCCGGTGCGACCCGTCCTCGCCGCACCGCTTCTCTTTGCACGGCGGCGTCTCCAAGAACCGCCCGGCGATGGCCGTCCCGAAGTAGGCCCCGCCCGGCGCGACAAGCCGGATTCGGCCGGTGCTAGCTCCGCCAGGTGCCAACGGTGCCCGTCCGATCCAGTCCGACCAGTCCCTCCTCGCGGCCGGAGCGCACCCGAAGGCGCTTCTCCTCCGCCGAGAGCGGCGCGCTCTTGAGCTTCCTGCGGCGCAGGTAGTCGATGAACCGCCGCCACGCCTCGTCGTCGGCGGGCTGCGGCGGCAGGGCGTCGGCATGGCTGCCGAGCACGCGGAACGGGCTGCGCGGCCGGCGCACCCGCTCCCCCTTGATCAGCCAGTACTCGCCGAGGGCGAACAGGTTGTCGAGGTCGGCGAAGTCCACCTCCACGACGTAGGTACCGGGCTCCTTGCCGAACCGGTAGGTCTTCGTCAGCCCGTCGCGCGGCCCGAGCGTCCAGCCCGTCACGCCGTCGATCCGCGGTTGCCGCCAGAACGTCAACTGCCCGAGCACGAGGCGTTCGGTGGCGGTCAGCAGCCCCCGCAGCCGCAGCGCCCTCACGAGCTCCGCGTCGAACGGTGACGGGTCGCCGATCCACTCGACGAGGGCCTTCCGCGGTGGGACGTACCGTGCGTCGATGGGCGAGAAGTCCGGCGCGGCCGGGCGCCCGAAGAGTTCGTCGCGGTGGCGCTCGACGCTGGGGTCGGACCCGCCGACGACGACGAGGCGGTCGTCGCGCTCCCGCGCGATCTTGGCCCCGATCGCGAGTGCCCGTTCGACGTCCAGGCCCATCGCCTAGGCCCCCACCGCCCACAGGCCGTCGACCTGCAGGCGCATCATGCCGACGACCAGCCCCGGAATCACCGGATCGTCGTCGACGGCGACGCGACCGACCACCTTGACGCCGGCGCCGGTCCCGTTCGGCCCCGTCACGTGGCGCGGGATCGTGGTCCGGGCGATCTCCCAGGCCGCCTCCACGGCGGCGCGTCCGTCGTCGGTCGCCTCCGCCTGGAACCAGACCTGAGGGAAGCCACCGAAGGCCGTCTCCTTGCCGCCGGGGTCGTGGTCCTCGCCCCGGTCGATCACGGCAGCCGCGGGCAACGGGCGACCGAACGCGTCGAACGCCGCCGGCGTCCCCTCGCGGGTGAGCCGCGTCGGATGGACGCCACCCGTGAGGACGGCCGTCAAGGACGGCGCCCCGGCGAGTGCGGCGTAGACGGCGGAGGCCACCGGTCCCATCCTAATCCTCGTTTTCGGGCGTTGGGCCCGTCCGGGACCGTTTGACGGTCTTTGGTGGGGCGTCGGCGGTCGCGTCGGCGTCCAGCGTCACGGTCTCGCCCTCCCGCGTCAGCGGCTGCGTCGCCGCCTCGCCGTAGTCGGGGATCTCCATCGTGGTCGGCGGGATTGGCTCCGGCACGTCCACGAAGCCGCTCGCATCGCCGGGATCGGGGGTCGTCGAGGTCGATCGCATCGGGGCCTACTTTCCGACGAGGCGCCGCAGCGCCGCCAGGATCTGTGGGTAGTGCGTTTCGAGCGTCGGCAAGAGGATCGCGAACCGCCCTTGGTTGGCCAGCTCCAACCATTTCCCGTACTCAACGGTCGTTGCGAGGACGATCACGACCGCCGTCGCCGTTTGGATCGCCTTCGCCCGCAACCCCTGCCGGGCGTTGGTGGTCCGGTCGGTCCAGGGGGCGTTCTGCTGCGCGTACGCCTGCATCCTGGCCGCGAAGTACTCCGCCAGCGAGAAGACCGCCGCCAGGAGTCGCTTTTCGTACGACTCCAACCCGGCCACGATCACCGATGGCGGCACAATCCACCTGAAGGACGTCGCCATCGCCTACGGCCTCCCGACATCGATGGTCGCCTCAGCGAAGATGGAGCCGGCATCATCGAACACGCGTGTGATGACGCCAGTGACATCCTGAAGCCGGAAGCGGTCGCCCTGCGCGACGTCGAATCCGTCCGCTCGCGGTCGCCGGAACACCACGTCCGCTTGCGTCTCGCTCATCGACTGCGTCCCGCCGACTCGCCGGCTGTTGCGCCGGCTCACCCAATCGACAACCACCGCTTGTGCGTCGATCTCAACCCCGTCCCGATTCAGGATCAGGTCGGTGGCGGGATCGGCCACGGCACGGGCGGTGGCGAACCCATCGCGGCGGAGGCGCTTGATGGCCGCGACGTCGGCAGGCGCGAGCAGGGACGGCATCGCGCCCTACCGCGCCTTGCCGGTGTGGTCGGCGGTGATCGTGCCCTCGGTGTGCGGGCGCTTCTTCGCCGTTGTGCGCGCGGGCGCCGGATCGATCTGCATCTCGTCGTCGTCCGCGTCGTCGTCGGCATCGGCCCCAAAGTCATCGGCCGCGTTCGCCGCCGCCTTGGCCTCGGCCTCTGCCTTGGCCTTCATCTCCGCGTCGGTCTGTCGCATCGCCTACCATCCTTCCTGGAATTGCCAGTCGTACGGGCGCCGGTACTCCGGCGTCGTGTCCCCGCCGCGCGTCGGCTTGGAGACCGAGGTCTGCCCGCTCGCCGTCGCGGCCGCGATCCTCTTCGTCAGTCCCGCGATCAGGTCTGTCAGGGCCTTGACTCGATTCTGCCAGGCGACGCGGGTCGCGTCGTCGCCGTAGCTGGTCGGGCTTTGGGCCACCTTCGCCAGCGCCGCCCTGGCGCTGACGAGCAGCGCCGCTTCCTCGGTCGCCTCGGCGGCCAGGATCGCGAGGTAGGTCTCGTCCTGGAGCCACGCCCCGGACTCGCCCGTCTCCGGATCGATCTCGACCGCGGTGTCTCCCACGGCGAGACGAATCCTATCGAGTGCGGTGCCGAGTCCGGGATCGAAGGTCGCGCTCATGTCGTAGCCCCGAATCCCGCAGAGATATGCGATAATTCGGGCACGCGAAAAGGCCAACGCGCGGGAACGCGTTGGCCGGATCGCACCCTCATCCGGCCTGTTAGGGAGGTCAGAATCCGATGCGCCAGAAGCGTACCAGTCGTCGTCCCCTCATTGCTCGCGTCTGTGAGCGATGTGGTGTTGAGTTCATGGCGTGGCAAAGCAAGGTGGATGTGGGCGGAGCGCGCTTTTGCGGTTACGCCTGTTGGCTCGAACACAGACGACAGCAAACGGTCGAATGCGCCTGTGAGCAGTGCGGCAAAGCGTTCACCGTGGGGGCGGCGACGTTCGCCAAGCGCGGCGCACGCTACTGCGGACGCCGCTGCGCGACTCTGGCGGCAATCACGCCGTTGCGCGATCGGTTCTGGACAAGGGTCAACAAGACCGACACCTGTTGGTTGTGGACGGGGAGCACCGCCGGACAGAGCGGATACGGCGTGATTGGCATCGGCCCACGCGGTGCCGGGAAGATTTACACCCACCGGCTCTCCTACGAGATCCACGTCGGACCGATCCCCGAAGGGATGCGGGTCTGCCACAACTGCCCTGAGGGCGACAATCCCCTTTGCTGTAACCCCGCGCACCTGTTCCTTGGCACCGATGCCGACAACGCCGCCGACAAAGTTGCAAAGGGAAGGCAGACACGCGGAGAGTCGAACGCCTCCACAAAGCTGACCGAAGCGCAAGCCAGGACCGCCCTGTCGATCGACACCAGCCAGCGCGGAGCCGTCGCCAAACTCGCACGCGAATTCGGCGTCAGTCACGCGACGATTTGTGATGTCATTAGCGGCAGGACGTGGAAGCATCTGCGTCCAGACCCTTCTCTTGGCTAAGCTATAGAGGGCGGTGTGTAATCGCCGCTCGCCGCCACCGTGGTCAAGGTCGCGCCCGTCCGGTCTCTGACTCCGACGCCGAAGCGGTAGCGGAGGTACGCGGCGTCCAGCGGAAAGAGCGAGCGGAACCGCAGTTCAACGCCGCGTCCAAAGCGCGGCGAGTACCGCCAGGCGAGTGCATTGCGCGCGTCGAAGTTGCCGTAGGTCTTGAAGATGGCGAAATTGGCCGAGGAGCCGAGCTCCAAGAGCGAGTGCCAGACCCGGACGTCGGCCGAGCCGTCGCCGGCGTTGTAGACGCCGAGGTAGCGGGTGCGATCCACCTGGGCCACCGCATCGCCTTGGGCCGGCACGATCAAGGCGGAGCCGGAGGGTGTGAACCCGGCGAGCGCCGCGATGGCGGCGACCTCCGCCGCGCTGCCGATGAGGTCGAACGGCCCTGGATGCCAGCGCTGGAGGCGGGCCACCTGGGTCGCGATCGTCGCCGCCCGGTTGGCAGTGGTGTCGCGGAAGTAGTGGGTGTAGCCGCCCGGCAGCGCCGTGCCGTCGGGGTAGGTGCCGGAGAACGCGTTATCACCGCTGCCGCTGCCGGCAAAGCCCGGCGAGAGCGCCGTCGTCTTGCGATCGACGTACCACTCGGCGTCGTCCGTCAGGCGCCGCAGCACCATCAGCCGGCCACCGCGGACGAACGTCGCCAGCATGTTGTCGGTCTGCCGTAACACTTCCGCCTCGGTCGCGTCCTCCTCCAGCCAGGTCTCGGTAAACCCGAGCGCCTTCTGGTACCGCCGGAACGGCAGCATGTGGGCGCGCTTCTCGGAGAACTCGGGCCGGGCGAGACCGTACTCGGTCTCCTCTTCGAGGTCGAAAGCGGTCGGGGTGTTGCCGTCGACGGTTGGCTCGGTCGTGAAGCTGACGAGGGCGGCGACGAGCGGGTCGGCCACCTGGGCAACCGCGTTGAGCCGGGAGTCGATCGACTCGAGCGCCGATTGGAAACTCATCCCGCGCGCATTTTCGAGGGTACGCACGTAGTTGGCATCGATGTTGGCCGGGGAGTCGATCAGGGTCGTGG